GGGGCGCGCGCGTATTGCCAGGTTGACATTTTGTTAGGTTGGAGATGATGGGGACGACGCGGACACGATACCTGGAGGTGATGGCACGGCTGAGGCGCGAGCGCGGGGATATTGTCTTTGGGCTGCGGAGTGTCGAAGACATGGTTGGAGGGCTGTAACGATGGCGGGCATAAAGGGCAAGGCGGGTCCCAGGCCGCTGCCGACTGAGCTGAAACTCTTGCGGGGGACCTACCGGAGCGAGAGGGCGGCGGAGCATCAGCCCATGCCGGCGACCAGAGTTCCGCCGTGTCCGGCGCACATTCAGGGAGAGGCGCGGCGTGAGTGGAAGAGGACGGGGAAGCTCCTGCGTGATATGGGCCTCATATCCGACCTGGACCGTTCGGCTTTCGCCGCGTATTGCCAGGCGTGGGCGCGGTGGGTAGAAGCTGAGGACAGGCTCCGCGAGTTCGGCGTTGTTATTGTCAACAAGGTGAAGGGCGAGATGAACCTATCACCGTTCTGGAAAGTATCCGAGCAGGCCGTCTCCCAGATGCGGATGTTCCTGGTAGAGTTTGGGATGACCCCGGCCAGCCGGACGCGGGTTACTGCCGTGCCGGTGAAGGAGCGGAATAATGCCCCGGACCCCAAGGCCAACTTCTTCAGCCCCAACTAGCGCCGTGCGGTCGCGGATTGTGGAGTTCCTGCCTGCGGTGCGGGCGGGCGACCTGGTGCCTGATAAGAGAAATTATCGCAGACATCCCCGGTCCCAAATAGCCGCCATGAACGGCGTGCTGGCAGACATAGGCTACGCTGATGCTCTGCTGGCCCGGCGCACCGAGGCCGGGCTGCAACTGATAGACGGCCATCTTCGGGCATCGCTTGACCCGGCGCAGATGGTTCCCGTGCTGGTGCTGGACCTGGACGAGATCGAGGCGGGGAAGCTGCTCCTGACGTTGGACCCTCTGGCGGGGATGGCGCAGCCCGACAGTGACGCGCTGATGGCCTTACTCCAGGAAGCGCGCTTCGAGGATAGCGCGGTCAATGCCATGTTGGAGGCGCTGGCTAACGGGGAGCGTTTCCCGATGCCGGACTTCGCTAACGTGGCACAGCCGTCCCAAGAAACGATTGACCAGGTGGAGGCCAACGACTACAACCCGAACATTGTAGCGAAGAATGAATTGCGCCTGCTTTACCACAGCATCAAGGCGGATGGTTACACTCAGCCGGTCGTGACGGTCTACGACGCCGAACGGGACAAGTATGTGATAGTGGACGGCTTCCACCGCTATCTGGTGATGGTTTATCATGCGGACATCCGGGAGCCTCGGGGCGGCCTACTGCCCATCGTGGTAATCGATAAGCCCATTAACGACCGCATGGCCAGCACGATCCGCCACAATCGAGCCAGGGGCAAGCACAACATTGCAGGTATGGCGGGCATTGTGTTCAAAATGCTGGAAGGCGGCTGGGACGACGCCGCTATCTGCTCGGAATTGGGCATGGAGGCGGATGAATTGATCCGCCTCCAGTATGTCACGGGGTTCGCCAAGCTGTTTGAGAATGTGGAGTATCGCCAGTCCTGGGAAACGCGGCGCATGATTAAACTCCGGCGTGATTACGTGAATCCAGCGGAGGCCCGTTGATGGTCTCTGGCCAGTTCCACTACGACGAGGACGCCGCCGAGCGGGTTGTCAGCTTCTTCCATCTCTTCCTCAAACACGGCAAGGGCGGCTTTGCTGGCCAGCCCTTCGACTTGCTCCCCTGGCAAGAGAAAATCACCCGAGAACTGTTCGGCTGGAAGCGCGCGGACGGTATGCGGAAGTACAGGCGTTGCTACGTCGAGGTGGCGAAAAAGCAGGGCAAGTCGCATTGGGGCGCGGGCATTGCTTTGTATCTGCTTTTTGCCGACAATGAGCCGGGCGCCGAGGTTGTCTCCGCTGCCTGCGATGCATCCCAGGCGGGCATCGTCTTTGAGATCGCCAAGGAAATGGTCGAATCAGAGCTGGATTTGCGGAAGCAATGTGATGTCTGGCGACGCTCCATCGTGGTGAGCAAGACGGCCAGCAGCTACAAGGTCCTCTCCGCCGACGTGAAGTCGAAGCACGGGGCGAACCTCCACGGCATCATCTTCGACGAGTTGCACACCCAGCCCACGCGGGAACTGTGGGACACGCTCACGAAAGGGACGGGGGCGCGGCGGCAACCCCTCACCGTGGCCATGACGACGGCCGGATGGGACCGGAAAAGCATCTGCTGGGAAGTACACGAGTACGCTTGCAAGGTGCGGGACGGGATCATTCAGGACGATGAGTTCTTGCCCGTGATATTCGCCGCCGATGAGAAAGACGACTGGACATCCCCGGTGACCTGGGCCAAGGCCAACCCCTCGCTCGGCGTTACTGTCCAACCCGAATATCTAGAGGCCGAATGTCGCCGGGCTCAGGAGATGCCCGGCGAGCAGAACACCTTCAAACGCCTGTTCCTGGACCTCTGGACCGAGCAATCGAGCCGGTGGGTTGATATCGCCGTGTGGGACGAGGGCGGAGACGCGTTCGATGAGGACGCCCTGGAGGGCCAGGCATGTTGGGCGGGACTCGATCTCTCCAGCACCCAGGATGTGACGGCGCTGGTGCTGGACTTCCCCCAAGCCGACGGCTCTCATATCTGGCTGCCCCGCTTCTGGGTGCCTGAGGAGGGCATTATTAAACGCTCTCGCAGCGCCCGCGTGCCCTATGACCAGTGGCGCGACCAGGGGTACATCGAGGCCACCGAGGGCAACGTGGTGGACTATGATCGCATTCGGCTGGCTATCAGGGAGCTGGGCGAGAGATACAACATCCGGGAGATAGCGATAGACCGATGGAACTCGACGCAGTTACAGACTCAGCTTATGGGAGATGGCTTCACCATCGTCCCGTTCGGCCAGGGCTATTTCTCGATGGCGGCCCCGTCG